TGGGAAGGGGAAGAAGTTCTCCAGCCCGACGGGGTCATCGCGGAGGTCGAGGGGAAAGTCATACCCCGGGGACACCCAGATGATCTGGCCCGACTCCTTATCCCATATCTCCCAGACCAGGGCCCGCTTGAGGGAAGAATCGGTGTCGGGGGCCGCCTTCTCCCGAGATTCGGGGTCAGGCTGCGTCGCGTCGTAGTTGCAGGAGACTTTCTCGACGTCTCCGCCGAATTGGGCGCAGGACTCCTTGAACCGCTTCCGCAGGGCATCCTTGGCAAACATGACCCGCTTTGCGCCCCAGCGGACATCGGCCCAACCCCGAGCGGGGGAGAACAAGACATCCTTCCAGAAGACGTAATCGACCGGGGTCTTTTCGTCTTTGACGACATCGACCTCGCGCTGGATGACGCCCATGCCCGAAGAATCGGGCTCTTCCACCGTTTGCTTGGCGAAGGAGGGCTCATAGCGGACCCAGGCGACGGCTTGGCCGGGGAGGAGGCGATCGAGGACGCAGGATTGAAGGGCGCGGTGGAAATCGAGGCCAGAATCGACCTCGTATTGGAGGGCACGCTGAAGGATCTGGGCGGCTAGGCGCCCGATGGGGTCAGCGTCCCGGAAACGGCGGTAGACCTCGACCTTCGGGCGCCGGCTGTAGGTGGCCGGGGCGAGGGTCTGGACATTCGACCAGAAAAGGTTGAACTTGGCACCCCCGGTCGACTCGGACTGCTCGAGTTCGGCCCGATACCGGCGGGTGATCTTGTCCCCACGGTTGAAGAAGGCCTTGTAGTGCTCCTCAGCCTGCTTGATCGAGGCGAGCCAGTGGCGAGCGATCTCGTCCGGCCGTTTCTTGGCCGCTGGCGGGCTGTCCGGGGACTCGGTCATATGTAGGCGTCGAGCAGTCTCCGCGAACGGTCACTCGCTTCGAAGAGATCATTGAGGGTTGGGCCGGACTTTACCCGCACCGGGGGTAGTGAGTCAACAATCCAGGGGCGGGACATCACGCCATAGCGGACCATGTCGGCTGCGTGATCTTCGGCATCGGTGTCTACGTCGTCGGGCTTGTCTACGTCGGCGGGGACGGACTCGAGGGTCCGGATGGTATCGACGCAGGAGTCGAGGATGTAGATGAGCGGGGGAAGGAGGCCACCCGGCCCATCATTGGGTCCGAGATGCCCGACTAGGTGCTGGCGGACCTTGTCCCAGCCGGATAGGCGGGCATTGTCGGCCCGCCGAAGCATGACGCCGTTTACAGCGAAGGTCTCCATGAGGGACGGTCCGCCGTCCTTTTTGAACATCGAAGGATCTGCAGCGATGTAGGTGAGATTCTCCGTGCCGGTTCGGAGCTTGATGCCTTGAGCAACAGGAGCGGCATCGAGGCGCAGCCCTTCGTTGGGCTGGCCGTTGGAGCCGTACCACTCACGATATAGGATAAGAGCACCCCGAGGCAGACCCCAAGAACCATCAGAAACAGCCCACCAACCCATCGCAAAGGGGGCTGCGTAGCCCCAGTCGAAAGATCCAAATCGGAGAGCGTCTCGGGGAATGAGGGCTTCGAATTTCTGCGGAAGAACATGGCGTGTCCTTGAGAATTGGGTGAAGTAGGCCCCGACGGGGGACTCCCAGTCACCGAGGAGCCAAGCTCGGACGAGGGCTGCGGACCCGGATGTGGCGAGGTTGGCCACGTACTCCGGGTTGTTCTGCATGATCAGGGTGTTATCGGCCAGCCGGCTGGGGATGAACACTCGATCGCGGGTCATTGGGGCGAAGCCTTCGACCTCGATGGTGTCGGTCAGGATGGTGTAGCCCTTAGGGGCAGGCTTGATATAGCGGGCGTGGACCCAGGAGTGGCCGGGACCCCCTGGGTTGCCGGTGAGGCGCATGCCGACGGGAACGCCTTTGGCGGAACGGAGGGTGCCGAAGAGCTTCTTGATCGGGGCGAAGGAAGGGAAATTGGTAGCTTCCTCAATGTAGACGCGGGTGTAGGAGTGGCCCTGGTACTTGTCGGCGTCGGCGTCTTTGTCGAGGTAGCGGAATTTGAGCCGGGCGCCCCCCGGCATGACGAAGGAGGTTTTTTGGGTGTTGAACTTCGCCCCAAGGGGCTCGAAGAGGGTCCGGGCCCTCGCGACGACCTCGTCGAGCTGCTGCTGCTCCCGGCGGAAGAACACCCCGACGGCGTCTTGCTTCCAGGTATCGGAGTGCTCGAGCCAGTCGCCGAGGGAACCTTCGGTCTTCCCGCCGCCTCGGGCACCCCCGTAGAAGACTTCGAAGACCGGGCACTGGATGAGGGCCGTCTGTGGCCCTGGCATCGCAGACCAGTGGACGACTTGGCTCATCCTTGTGGAGTGGCGCGAGTGACCCACTCCTGGGTCGAGGCGATCTTTTGCGGGACCTGAAGAACCACGGCGACGTTGGTGGTGGAGCCGCCCGCGGAGCGGGCTCCATAGCCGAGGGCATCCGTGGCGAGCTTGGCCGACTTGATCAGGAAGTCGTCGGAGACCGGGAGAGGGGAGGTGAGCTTATTCAGCATCTTGTCCAGGGAGGCGGAGGCCACCGCCTGGATGCGTTCCTGGATGGAAGCGACGATAACGGGGTCGATTAGCTCGGCCTTGCGTTCGGATAGGCGGGCCTGGAAGGCATCCGACGACATGATCTGAGACACCCAGGTCGGGGTCCGATCGAAGATCACCGCGAGGTCGTTCTGCTTGATCGTGGGCTCGGCGATGATCAGATCGATCATAGCGTCGTGAGTGTACCGGGTCTTGACGATCCCGTTGGTGATTTCTCCAGTCTGTGGGTCGGTAAACATGGCGGGCTCCCCCGTGCGATGCCCCGGAGTATAGCAGGGACGGGGGGTGGAGTCAAATAGTGCCGGATAGGGGCCACGGTGAGCCTACCGCCACCCACCCCTGTCCCGGAACCCGGCCCCAGCCGGGTGCCCCCTAGGTGAGTAATGGCCGGGAATAATACCCCAATTTTGGCCGGGAATTTTTGGAGGGACTCCACGCCCGAACTCGATCCACGTCCGAACTAATACCGCTCCAGCCCATGGCCCTGGGACTCCCGCCGCCGCCTCACCGGGGGGGGCGGTCGGGCCAGGGCCGATGTGACACAGTATGCAAGGCGTGTGCCAGGCCCTGCAGTGGCGGCGGCGCGACACAAAAGCCCGATGCCCGGCAATGGGGCTAGAAGGCCCGTGGCGCCATTCCGCCGCCCTGGTGTACCCTAGCCCCTTAACATAGTTATCCCAGGCGCCTACGACTATCCACTGCCCCTGTCATAGGTGCATCCACAGGTTATCCACATTGTGGATAACACACATCTGGTTACAATGTAGGGTTAGTCCCAGTTGACCGTCGGCGGTACGGGTGGGCCGACGGTGCCCGACCGTCCCCTACCGTAGTGCCATATAGGGGCCGGATTGACCCCACTGCCACCCAGGTCGATGTGCGAACCCGGCATCCCCGAACATACGCGATGTGTGGTGTGAATGATACAGTTACAATTTTTTTTTTAACCACACTCCCACCCCCGCGAATAGGGGATTCCGCTCCCGCGTTATTGGGGACAGTCGCGTATGGGGCACCCCGGCCGGGTGGGGTTCCGCCACCGACATGGGTGGCGGTAGCCTACATGCGGCGCCTATATGGGGCTATGTGGCCCCTACATAGGGGCATGTGGGCGGCACCCCTACCGCATCGCGCCCTGGTAGCAGTGAACAAATGCACAAGTCCCCGTTGACGCTAGGGGTTTTAACCGGCGATAATTCGTCCATCGCAATCCCCAATGACCTAGGAGCCCATCATGCAAACCGTTACGTTCACCGAACCGATCACACAAACCGAGATGACCCTGGCCGACTATCGGCGTGCTCACGATGCCGATGCTTGGAATTTCATGGATGCCGATGACAAGTCGGTGTTTGTTTACACATTCGGCGGGATCGTCGGGGGTGCGATCATTGGGGAACAAGCCGATTTCGCCACCCTAACCGAATTCGCCGCCGGTGCGAACGATATCGCGTATCAAATCTGGGATAGCCGCGATTATTGGTAAGTCGCCTGTTCCACGTGAAACAAAGGAGCCCATCATGCAAAACCCTATCGACCTGGATGCACTAGCCGAACGCTATAAAATGACGTGCGAGCGCGCATCAGCTCGTAGTCGCGAATTCGCATGCACAGTGCATGTGTATGCCATCGTAACCGATATCAACGGATTGCCCCTAGTCACTGGCTACGGCATTAGTGACTGGTACGATGGATCAACGGTGAGAACCTATGTGGATGGACGATCCACTAACTAGGGTTTCCCCGTCATGCC